ATGGTTCAAAAAGAAATACAGGTGATTCTACCTCCAAATCTTGATCATGAACTAAGAAATTACTTTTATCATGTTGCAAAAGAGGCGGTAGATCAGATCAGAATTGAAACTTCTTTTAACAAAGAAATTTTTAGGCTGGGAGAAGCATGTGAATATTTAAGTGTGAGCAGAAGTACATTAAAGAAATTTATACGTGAAAAAGGATTGAAAGTCAGTATTATCAATGATTGTCAGTTTATTAGAAAAGAAGAATTAGCAAGATTTATCAAAGAATATGAAGTATAAAAAAAGTTGCGTGGCGTGCTTTTGATATGAAAAAAGGAAGTGAATATATGAGTGATGATGAAGTAGCAAAGTTGATTAAAAAAAATCGAGATTTATCTTCAATCCAATTCGATTCAATATAATGTGTACATGCAGAAAAGGGTATTAAAAATGTTAAAAAAAAATAAAAAAGAGTGCTCCCGAAAGTTTGCAGACTGGGGGAACACTCGACAATAAAGTTCTGAGAAAACTTTATTTATAGATATTATATCAAAAAAGCAGGTGAAAAAATGTTGTCCTCTGGAAATGTTGTAGTCGACAAACTTAGAGAAATAAATTTAGATGGAAATGTAATTCCACATTCGTGGTACGGCCAATTAAGAAAAAAAACGAAAAAAGGTGTTGAGAAGCCCTATCTGAATGCAATAGTTATCTTAGCAGAAATTACTTACTGGTACAGACCCAAAAAAATTTTTAACGATGAGGGCCAGTTAATTGGATATAAAAAGAAATTTATTGAAGATATTTTGCAAAAATCATATAAGCAATTAAGCAAAAAAACAGGGTTATCAGAAAGAGCTATAAAAGATGCAATTGTGTACTTAGAGAAAAAGGGGATTATTAAAAGAGTTTTTAGAAATATTTACTATGAGCAGAGAGCAGTTACATTATCAAATGTTATGTACATTGTTTTAAATGTACATAAATTGATAGAAATTACTTTTCCTTCTTTAGATTGCGAAAAAAAGGAGTATGTGTCGAAAATTCGTCAGAGGGGGATCAAAAAAAAGAGATATGTCTCTTTAAAAAAAGGTAGAGGTATGTACAAATTCGTATATACGTATACAAAGACTACTTCACAGAACACATCAAAGACTACTCCCACCATAAAAGAAGAGGATATTAATATAAAGATAATTTACAGTAAGATTAGTGTTCTTTATGAAGCAAATAGCGAAGATGGTCGAAAATTATTTCAAGTGTATCACTATTTGAAAAACACTAATGTAGATATAAAAGATATCAGAAAAATCATTGAATTTTTATATGAAAATATCCAGTATATTAACGCTCAATGCATTACAACACAACATAAAGCATGCGTTTTTCAAGCGAAAACAGATGAAGGACTATTCGATTACACAAAATTTTTTCTACATGGACTTCAAATTAGATATAAAAATCAGCTTTTAGAAAATATAGAGACTACAGATCAATTCAATAAAGCATTCGGAATTAAAGAGTTACCTAAAATCTCTATGCATAATTGGTTAGAGGGAGAAAAAACATGATTAAAAATCGTCTAATAGATCAGATTTTGTGTCTTGATCAAAACACTGATACTCTCGAACTAATCGAGAGTATCTGCTTCAACACAGTAGTTCTCGATTTAAGATCTGAAAATGATAAATGTGTAACTCATATCATAATTGACAGAAAAACAGCTCAGAAACTCTCTGAGAGTCTCAGAAAATGGGCTGAGGGAGGTAACGATGAAAATAATTAAAAAAAAGATTGCTAATAGAAAAATAAATTGGTTGGCGGTTATTTTTCTTGTTCTAATAGCTATGATTCTTTTTAAGTGTGATGTTACTCACGCAAGTATTTTCAGCTGGTTTGATGATACTGAGAGTCAAACTGATTTTTTAACTAATCCACTCTATCAGAATTATCTAAAAAAATATAACGGAAATTTTTACAGTCAGTTTGGATTATGGATAGGATGGTCTGTTATAAAAGCAACGTTCGCTGTTGTCGATAGTATTCAAAATATGATTCCCAAGGTTTTAGATTTGTTTAGCTTTGTAGAAAGTACCGGATTGAATAAAGTCTATCAAGCAGTTTTAAGTACCATTGTTGTTGGCTTAATGGTACTTTCACTAGTGATTATTGGTTATAAAATGATTACAGGTAAAGGAACGGTTGATCTAAAATCTGTTGGAATGAATGTTGTAATGTCGATTGCATTAATTCTTTTAATGCCAACGATGATTTCTAGCGGTATTCAATTTTCCAAAATACTTTACAATGATGCTACTACGATTACAAATTCAGATGACGGAGTCGCTTGGTCATTGATAAAACAAGGAGTAACAGATTTGGCATATATTAATAAAACAGATCAGTACTCAAGCATTGATAAAACGGAGGATCGGAATAAGTTAACACGAAAAAATTTTCAACAGACGGATCTCACACAAGTGTTGACGGATAAAGTGATTGATAAATTGGAAAAAGAAAATCCAGTTGCGGATAATCTTCGCTATGAATTAGTTGAAAATTCTAATAATGAATTTGTTGCCACAAAGTTTTCTGATAACTTTTTATCAACATTTTCTGATAGCTTGAAATCAGGCTATTATCGCTATCAAGCAAATCTTTGGGGAATTTCGATTGGGTTGACAGCGTTGGCAATCGCATACGTGTTTAGCGCGTTTGTCATTATTACAGCAATACTAGAACTGGCATTTAAGCGTGTGTTAGGGGTTCTTGTTTTTGCATCAGATATTGAGACAGGACAGCGTTCAAAACAAGTTTTGTCAGATATTCTACAGTGTTATTTGACTGTCGGTTTTCAGGGATTTGGATTGTCTATGTTTGCAATGTTCATAAATTATCTAAACGCTGGCGAAGGTATCTCAACGAATATTTTTATAAAAACAATTGCTTATATCTGTGCCGTGTTCGTTCTAATAAAGGGTAGTGGAACAGTCATGCGTTACTTTGGCGTGGATATTGGTTTAAAAGAAGGCTATGGCCAGCTTGCTTCAGCATTTGGCATGGGCGCTATGCTGTTTAGAAAAGGATCAAATGGATTTAATCGAGCGAAAGGAAGTGGAAACGGAAATGGATCATACAGCAGGGAAGGAGAAGATCGAAAACCTGAAAAGAATTTCGGCGAAAGTTTATCAAAAAAAGCTGGCAAAACTGGAAGATTTTTGGGATATGCCCATGAACGTGGAATATCAGGTTTAGCTTCAGATGGAGCTACAATGGCTAGTGAAAGAGCAACAAAACCATTTAAGAGTATGCGTAATATGGCTAATGATACTAAGAATAAGTTCAAAGAAGGTTTAGATGATGGTACAGTGTCCGCTATTAATAAAAATAGCAAACCTATGTTAGCTAAAAATAAAGAAGATGAAACTGGAAAATACGCTGATTCCATGCCAACACGTCTTTCGGATAGAAAAGATGGTGCTAAGGTTGAAAATGCCGATAGAATTATGTCTAGTTCTGAACGTATGCGTGAAGCAATGAAAAATAATGCTGAATCGAATAATAATCCTGTAAGTGCAATTCAGCAAAAAGTTCAACAAGATATTGAAGAACGTAAAAATGCTATGCACGGTCAAGCTAAGTCTGCTGAAGAATTAATTAATCAGAAGCGACAAGAAGCTAAATACACGCCTGAAGCAATGAATCGTGAGGAAATGTTAAGGAAACGTGTAGAAGGGCGTACAGGAACTAATACGGACGAAAAAGAAGCGTTGACCAAAGAAAGAATCCAAGAAGCTAAAAACTCAAATACCGGATTAGAAAAATTGGTCAAAGAAAATCTACAAAATTCTACAAGTAGTCAAGGTGGTCGATCAGTAGATGTCCGAGAAAATATTCAAGGTTCATTGAATGGTCATGTCGGACGGAATGTTGATGTAAGAGAGAATTTACAAAGTTCTTCAAATGGTCAAGGTACTAAGACAATTGGTGTTCGAGAAAATCTGCAAAGTAGCAGTACAAGTCAACCAAAAACAGTAGATGTTCGAGAAAATGTACAAAATTCTACAAGTAGTCAAGGGTTTAAATCAGTGGATGTTCGAGAGAATGTGCAAGGTAGCAGTGCAAGTCAACCAAAAACAGTAGATGTCCGAGAAAATGTACAAAGTTCTACAAGTAGTCAAGGATTCAAAACAGTAGATGTTCGGGAGAACGTTCAAAAAGATAGTGGAGAAATGAAAGAAAAAACACAAAAAATCAATATCGTTGAAGACAGAAAGTCAGCGAAAAAATTTGATTCAAATCATGAAACAGTGATTATTGATAGTGAAATCCGTGAAAATGATAAGGGATCAAAACCAAGACGAAGATTCACTTATGAAGATAACGAGTTGTTCAGAGATACATTTAATGATCCTAATCCACTTTTCGATAGTCTATTAAAAAAATAAAGAGGTGATTGTCATGCAATTAATTCTGCAGATTAGTACGCATGATTTCTTAGAGCTTGACGAATTATGTGAATCAGTAAAGAACGCGACAAATGAAAAAATCACGGTCACTAATTATATTGAACTGATGATTCAAGAAGAATTGAAGATAAAACATGAGATAAAAAACAACCTGAAATATTGTTATCTAGAAAAAAGTTAAGAGAAAATCCATGAATTAAATGTTTTTTGAAAATAGTATTTGACATGGATTTATGATAAAGAATTATTGGGGATTAAGCTGTTATTCTCTTCCACTTCAGTGAAAGAATGGGTAAAAGAGTTAGAATATGTAGAGCAATATTGACAACATATAAAGGAGCTATTGTTTAAAATTGGAGTAACAAAAAAATAAAGAGAGGTTTACATCTGTCAGATTAAAAGTGATAGTATGCCCCATGAAACTTGCAAAAGAGTTGAACCGTTATACACTAGGTTCAACTCTTTTTATTTGTAAATTGAAAAAATATCACCGAAGTGACGAATGAAACTGTGACCAATGTAAACAAGAAAATAAATATTGTAAATAAAATAAAGTAATATAAAAAGATATTGATGAAGCCAATCAAAATTTAGAATTTCAAACGCTAGATAATCAAATAGATAAAAAAATGAAATCAGTTCTATGCGTACGACTAATAAAAATAATAAATTTTCAATAGAAGAAAATGGAAATGAAATCAAGTAATTATGAAAAAAAAAACAAAGCACTTAGAGAAGTCTGCAAGCAAATTTGAGTAATCGAGATCCATTTTTTTTAAGGAAGTTTAGCAAAAATATGTAATTCTATTGTCACTATTAAAGAGAAAGTTGGAGCGGAATATAAAGAAAAGAGAAAAGCAATTAAACTCAAAAAAATGTAGAACTTAAAAAATATAAAGAGGAACAACCGTTAAAATTAGGAATGGTGTAGTGTAAACATTATAATTGCTATGATATAAATGAAGTGTTAAAGAAAGCAAATTTAAACCAATTTTGTGAATAGAAAAGAGAATGGCAAGCTTTATTTTGCCACTCTTTTTTTGTGCGTAAAAGCCTTAGTCACTATGACCAAAACTATGGACGAAACTATGACCAAAAGTAGGTACTATATTATGACCGAAAATAGGTCGAAAATGGATTTTTTGTGATAGCAAAAAAATATGAAGTGATTTTGAAAGAAAACCAGTTGGCACAGCCAACTTAGCCACCTTCCTTTAGGAAGGTGCTATCAGTTTTCCCTTATGCTCTTTTCTTTCTTTTTTGTTTTATAGTTTAAATACCATTTTGAAATGTACCATCTTAAGAAATTTATCCTTGAAAACAATTGCGTTATTGGATAAAAAAATGCTAAATTATCTTAAAAAAGGAATCAAATATAATGAATTTAGTGGCTAGCATATCGTGTGATTAAGATACTTTATAGTGTAAGTTAAAGGAGAAAAAATATTTAAAATATTCTTCCCATTTCAGCGGGAAATAAAGGAATCTTGTTGTTTCTACTAGTAATGTATCTTTTTGGAAACTATGTAATGATGTAAGCAAGAATTTTTTCAGAAGAAAAAACGATAAAAGTTGTGATAAAAGATTAAAAAAATAGGAGAAAATCTATCAACCGTATGGTATGAAACGCACATTTAAAAAATATTCGACTAACTAAAAAAGTTTACAAAACATGGCCGTGTATTACAAGTAATCTATGCACTGAAAAATGATAGAGAGAATCTGACACGTCCGCAACAATGGACGATTTACAACGAAAAATTTATGCTTTAGTCGTTAAAACGACCGTTGCCATGTTTTTACCTGATTACTTGTATGAAGAAACCAAGATACAAACGAAAGTAGCTGATTTGCTGTTTCAATCGATCGGAAAGACACCAAAGCAAGAAGGGTGGAAAATTCTTTTCAAACAACAAACCAAAGAAGAAAAAGAGGACGTTCAAACGTTACCACTCGTTATCATTGGCGAACGTGCCGAAGTTGGTGTTAAGAGTGTTGAAAAAGAAACGCAACCGCCAAAAGCTTTTACAGAGGGTACATTATTAACTGCTATGAAAACGGCGAATAAAACGGTTGATGATGAAGAAGCAATCAAGATTTTACAAGAAGTTGAGGGGATTGGAACAGAAGCGACAAGAGCAAGTATTATTGAAGCGTTAAAACAAAAAGAATATATCCAAGTGATTAAGAATAAGCTTGTTGTAACTGAAAAAGGAAAATTATTGTGCCAGGCAGTTGAAAGTCAGCACCTTTTAACGAGTGCTGAAATGACGGCTAAATGGGAAACGTATTTAAAAAAAATCGGTAAAAGAGAAGGCAATCAAGAGAACTTTATTACGAATATCAAAAAATTCATTGTTCATTTACTGGAAGCTGTACCTAACGATATAGAAAAACTAAATTTTTCTGATTACCAGGAACAGAAAGAAAAAGAAGCAGAAAAAAGTATTGTAGGAAAATGTCCTAAGTGTGGCAACAATATTGTATTAAAAAAATCGTTTTATGGTTGTTCAAATTATCCTGAATGTAAGTTTACTTTAGCTGAACATTTTAGAAAGAAAAAACTAACCAAAACGAATGTAAAAGAATTACTGGAGGGAAAAGAAACCCTGGTAAAAGGAATCAAAAACAAAGAGAAAAAGCCCTACAATGCCGTTGTAAAAATTGGGGAAAAGGGATATATTGATTTTATATCTTTCTCAAAATAAACATAAAAGCCCTTTAAAGAGGGCTTTTATATATTAATCACAAATCACTTATCACAAATCACTTATCACAAATCACAAGTGATTTGTGATTGTTGATGATAAAATAAGAATAAGAAGAAATAGAAAGAAGTGAGTGATTGTGGGAAATTTAGGCGCACAAAAAGAAAAACGAAATGATACACCAATCAGTGCAAAAAAAGATATAATGGGAGATAAGACGGTTCGTGTTCGTGCTGACTTGCACCATATCATAAAAATCGAAACAGCAAAGAATGGCGGAAACGTAAAAGAAGTTATGGAAATAAGACTTAGAAGCAAACTTAAGAGTGTGTTGATAGTGCAGTATCTTAAAATTTTGTGTATAATAGGAATTGAAGTTAAATTAGATGCTAAAAATTTGTAATTAAGAAGGAGGGATTCGTCATGTTGGTATTCCAAATGCGTAATGTAGATAAAACATCTACTGTTTTGAAACAGACTAAAAACAGTGATTACGCAGATAAATAAATACGTTAGATTAATTCCTACCAGTGACTAATCTTATGACTTTTTAAACAGATAACTAAAATTACAAACAAATCGTTTAACTTCTGTATTTATTTACAGATGTAATCACTTCAGGAGTGATTACATGAACAAAAATATAAAATATTCTCAAAACTTTTTAACGAGTGAAAAAGTACTCAACCAAATAATAAAACAATTGAATTTAAAAGAAACCGATACCGTTTACGAAATTGGAACAGGTAAAGGGCATTTAACGACGAAACTGGCTAAAATAAGTAAACAGGTAACGTCTATTGAATTAGACAGTCATCTATTCAACTTATCGTCAGAAAAATTAAAACTGAACATTCGTGTCACTTTAATTCACCAAGATATTCTACAGTTTCAATTCCCTAACAAACAGAGGTATAAAATTGTTGGGAGTATTCCTTACCATTTAAGCACACAAATTATTAAAAAAGTGGTTTTTGAAAGCCATGCGTCTGACATCTATCTGATTGTTGAAGAAGGATTCTACAAGCGTACCTTGGATATTCACCGAACACTAGGGTTGCTCTTGCACACTCAAGTCTCGATTCAGCAATTGCTTAAGCTGCCAGCGGAATGCTTTCATCCTAAACCAAAAGTAAACAGTGTCTTAATAAAACTTACCCGCCATACCACAGATGTTCCAGATAAATATTGGAAGCTATATACGTACTTTGTTTCAAAATGGGTCAATCGAGAATATCGTCAACTGTTTACTAAAAATCAGTTTCATCAAGCAATGAAACACGCCAAAGTAAACAATTTAAGTACCGTTACTTATGAGCAAGTATTGTCTATTTTTAATAGTTATCTATTATTTAACGGGAGGAAATAATTCTATGAGTCGCTTTTTTAAATTTGGAAAGTTACACGTTACTAAAGGGAATGGAGATAAATTATTAGATATACTACTGACAGCTTCCAAGAAGCTAAAGAGGTCCCTAGCGCCTACGGGGAATTTGTATCGATAAGGGGTACAAATTCCCACTAAGCGCTCGGGACCCCTTGTAGGAAAATGTCCTAAGTGTGGCAACAATATTGTATTAAAAAAATCGTTTTATGGTTGTTCAAATTATCCTGAATGTAAGTTTACTTTAGCTGAACATTTTAGAAAGAAAAAACTAACCAAAACGAATGTAAAAGAATTACTGGAGGGAAAAGAAACCCTGGTAAAAGGAATCAAAAACAAAGAGAAAAAGCCCTACAATGCCGTTGTAAAAATTGGGGAAAAGGGATATATTGATTTTATCTCTTTTTCAAAATAAACATGGGGCTGACCCAAAAGTAGCTCCTATATGAAAAATAGAGGTCTTTCCATTTAGATAGTAGTGGAAAGACCTCTATTTATCTTTTGAAAGTGAATACAAAAATAAAGCACACTCTGCTATAATATAGGTGATTAATCCATTTGAGAGAGGTGCTTTATCATGTATCAAAATTATACCATAAACCAACTTTGTTTGCCTATAGATCTTGAAATTAAATTAGAAGAAAATGATTTTGCTCATGCCATTGTGCAGTTTGTTGACTCTATTCCCGATGAAGTCTTTCTTCCTTATTATCAATCTATGGGTAGACCCCAATATCATCCTCGTATGCTACTTTCCATTATTCTTTGTGCCTATATTCAAGGGGTTTATTCGGGCCGCCAAATACAAAATATGCTGATAGATAGTATTCGGATGCGCTACTTATCTCAAGAGCAATTCCCTAACTTTCGTACTATTAATCGTTTTCGCGTTCATCCGATTATGAACGATATTCTAGATCATTCATTTGTTCAATTTCGTGAGCTACTGGTTCAAAGTGGCTTAATCAGTGGCAGTGCTCTATACATTGATGGTACAAAAATTGAAGCGGATGCGAATAAATACTCTTTCGTTTGGAAAAAAAGTATTTTAAAGTATAAGGATAGCCTTGATCAAAAAGCCCTTGAAAACTACCAACAAATGGTGGAAACAAAAATCTTACCTGAGTTAATAGATGATTTAAAGGATGAACTTTCTATAGAAGAGATTGAAAGGATTCGTCAATCTTTGGAAGAAAAGGAAAATCAATTAATTGAAGCGATTGACCAAACCGAAACAGTAGAAGGGGGCTGACCCATTATTAATAAGGAGTGGACAACATGATTGATGTAAATGAGCTATTGGAAGAAGCTATTAGAGAAACTGAAAATCTAAATGATGGCGAAGTTTTTCTTGTTAAAGATTTATTCAAGGGATATGTGGGGAATAGGATACCCAGAAAGGATCGACTTCTGCTTGGAACGTTATTTTTAAACCATGTTAGCAAAATGAATGGTAATTTAAAGGCTATTGAAAAGACTTCATCTAATCAGCAGAGGTATAAAAAGACAATTGATAAGTTTTAACTATCTTTTGTGAAATTAAAAAAATTATAAATATGTTGAGTAGAAGCAAAAGATTTGGCTTGGAATTTTTACAGCAGTGAATCGATAAAAGGAGCATGCTTGATGGTAGATAATATTATTAAATCAGTAGCAGAGAAATTATCCTCTCTGTCTTATATAGAAGGTATTGTTTTAGGTGGTTCACGTGCAAGGGGCACCCATACAGAGGATTCGGATATAGATATCGGCATCTATTACAATTCAGAATCATTTGACATAAATACTATTAATCAATTCGCTACAAAGCTGGATGATGAGCATAGAAATAACCTTGTTGTACCTCCCGGAGCATGGGGTGATTGGATTAATGGCGGCGGATGGTTAGTCATAAACGGGTATCATGTGGATTTAATTTTACGTGATATTAAACGTGTGGAACAAATAATGAAAGATACAGAGCACGGAATTGTTACTGCCAATTATCAGACTGGGCATCCCCATGGTTATATTAGTGCAATGTATCGAGGAGAATTAGCGATTAGCAAAATACTATATGCTAAGAATGAAAGCTTATGCGAATTAAAAAAACAGGCAGAAACTTATCCCAATGCTTTGCAGAAAAGTTTAGTTAACTTTTTTATGTTTGAAGCAGGGTTCTCTTTAATGTTTGTAAAAGCAAATTCGGGAACAGACGATAAATATTATATTGCGGGTCATGTTTTTCGTATAGTTTCATGTTTAAATCAAGTGTTATTTGCATGTAATAATGCTTATTGTATCAACGAAAAGAAAGCTATAAAACTGCTTGAAACTTTTGAACATAAACCTGAAAAATATACCGAGAAGGTAAATCATATTTTTGAAGTACTCGGTATCTCACTTTTTGAATGCTACGACATGACCGAGAAGCTTTATAATGAAGTGAATGAAATTGTATCGGAGATAAATAACTTTTTAAACGAGGAGAGTTCAGATGAAAGAAAACAAATATGATGATAATATATTTTTTCAAAAATACAGTCAAATGAGTCGCTCGCAGAAAGGACTGGCTGGTGCGGGAGAATGGGAGACTTTGAAAAAGATGCTACCTGATTTTAAGGGTAAGCGTGTGCTTGATTTAGGATGCGGCTATGGATGGCACTGTATATATGCGATGGAAAACGGTGCTTCCTCTGTAGTAGGTGTTGATATTTCTCATAAAATGCTCGAAGTAGCAAAAGGAAAAAACCATTTTCCACAGATTGAATATGAATGCTGTGCCATAGAAGATGTGGATTTCCCAGAGGAGAGCTTTGATGTAATACTAAGTTCGCTTGCGTTTCATTATGTAGCAGACTATGAGAATTTAATAAAAAAGATATATAGGATGCTGAAGGCTGGTGGCAATTTAGTTTTTACAGTTGAACATCCTGTTTTTACTGCTCATGGAACACAAGACTGGTATTATAACGAAAAAGGAGAAATACTGCATTTCCCGGTGGACAATTATTATTATGAGGGCAAACGGACAGCTATGTTTTTGGAAGAAAAGGTTACAAAATATCATAGAACACTGACCACATATCTAAATACACTGCTTTCAAATAGTTTTATAATAAATCAGATTGTGGAGCCACAGCCGCCAGAGAACATGATGGATATTCCGGGGATGGCGGATGAAATGCGACGCCCAATGATGCTGATTGTATCGGCAAAAAAGAAGATGTAATAATATAGAAAAAATAAACGAGGAGTATGTAAATGAGATCAGAAAAAGAAATGATGGATTTAGTACTTTCTTTAGCAGAACAGGATGAACGTATTCGAATTGTGACCCTTGAGGGGTCACGCGCAAATATTAATATACCTAAAGATGAATTTCAGGATTATGATATTACATATTTTGTAAGTGATATAGAACCGTTTATATCTAATGATGACTGGCTTAATCAATTTGGGAATATAATAATGATGCAAAAGCCGGAGGATATGGAATTATTCCCACCTGAAGAAAAGGGATTTTCCTATCTTATGCTATTTGATGATTACAATAAAATTGATCTTACCTTATTGCCCTTGGAAGAGTTAGATAATTACCTAAAGGGCGATAAATTAATAAAGGTTCTAATTGATAAAGATTGTAGAATTAAAAGGGACATAGTTCCGACTGATATAGATTATCATGTAAGAAAGCCAAGCGCAAGGGAGTATGATGATTGCTGCAATGAATTTTGGAATGTAACACCTTATGTTATTAAAGGATTGTGCCGTAAGGAAATTTTATTTGCTATTGATCATTTTAATCAGATTGTTCGCCATGAGCTGCTGAGAATGATATCATGGAAGGTCGGCATCGAAACAGGCTTTAAATTAAGTGTAGGCAAGAACTATAAGTTTATTGAAAGGTATATATCCGAGGATTTGTGGGAGAAACTTTTGTCCACCTACCGGATGGATTCCTATGAAAACATATGGGAAGCATTATTTCTATGCCATCAATTGTTCAGGGCGGTATCCGGTGAGGTGGCGGAAAGGCTTCATTATGCCTATCCGGAGTATGATAGGAATATAACAAAATATACCAGGGACATGTATAAAAAATACACTGGTAAAACCGGCTGCCTGGATAGCACATATGCCGCTGATATAGAAGAGAGGCGGGAACAGTGATTACAGAAATGAAAGCAGGGCACCTGAAAGATATCGATAAACCCAGCGAACCATTTGAGGTGATAGGTAAGATTATACCGAGGTATGAAAACGAGAATTGGACCTTTACAGAATTACTCTATGAAGCGCCATATTTAAAAAGCTACCAAGACGAAGAGGATGAAGAGGATGAGGAGGCAGATTGCCTTGAATATATTGACAATACTGATAAGATAATATATCTTTACTACCAAGACGATAAATGCGTCGGAAAAGTTAAACTGCGAAAAAATTGGAACCGGTACGCTTATATAGAAGATATCGCCGTATGTAAGGATTTCAGGGGGCAAGGCATAGGCAGCGCGCTTATCAATATATCTATAGAATGGGCAAAGCATAAAAACTTGCATGGACTAATGCTTGAAACCCAGGACAATAACCTTATAGCTTGTAAATTCTATCATAATTGTGGTTTCAAAATCGGCTCCGTCGATACTATGTTATACGCCAACTTTGAAAACAACTTTGAAAAAGCTGTTTTCTGGTATTTAAGGTTTTAGAATGCAAGGAACAGTGAATTGGAGTTCGTCTTGTTATAATTAGCTTCTTGGGGTATCTTTAAATACTGTAGAAAAGAGGAAGGAAATAATAAATGGCTAAAATGAGAATATCACCGGAATTGAAAAAACTGATCGAAAAATACCGCTGCGTAAAAGATACGGAAGGAATGTCTCCTGCTAAGGTATATAAGCTGGTGGGAGAAAATGAAAACCTATATTTAAAAATGACGGACAGCCGGTATAAAGGGACCACCTATGATGTGGAACGGGAAAAGGACATGATGCTATGGCTGGAAGGAAAGCTGCCTGTTCCAAAGGTCCTGCACTTTGAACGGCATGATGGCTGGAGCAATCTGCTCATGAGTGAGGCCGATGGCGTCCTTTGCTCGGAAGAGTATGAAGATGAACAAAGCCCTGAAAAGATTATCGAGCTGTATGCGGAGTGCATCAGGCTCTTTCACTCCATCGACATATCGGATTGTCCCTATACGAATAGCTTAGACAGCCGCTTAGCCGAATTGGATTACTTACTGAATAACGATCTGGCCGATGTGGATTGCGAAAACTGGGAAGAAGACACTCCATTTAAAGATCCGCGCGAGCTGTATGATTTTTTAAAGACGGAAAAGCCCGAAGAGGAACTTGTCTTTTCCCACGGCGACCTGGGAGACAGCAACATCTTTGTGAAAGATGGCAAAGTAAGTGGCTTTATTGATCTTGGGAGAAGCGGCAGGGCGGACAAGTGGTATGACATTGCCTTCTGCGTCCGGTCGATCAGGGAGGATATCGGGGAAGAACAGTATGTCGAGCTATTTTTTGACTTACTGGGGATCAAGCCTGATTGGGAGAAAATAAAATATTATATTTTACTGGATGAATTGTTTTAGTACCTAGATTTAGATGTCTAAAAAGCTTTAACTACAAGCTTTTTAGACATCTAATCTTTTCTGAAGTACATCCGCAACTGTCCATACTCTGATGTTTTATATCTTTTCTAAAAGTTCGCTAGATAGAGTTCTATATTAGAGATGTAAAGAGTTTTGGTGAAGAGGTTTGTGAGTATGGCTTTTATAACCAGGGTGCAATGAGAAGCACTAACAGCAGCTAGCTTAAGAACGCATAGGATATACTTTTTATGGAAGTCACAGAGGAGGAATAAAATTTGAACAGGATTAACAGAGTAACCTCTATTCTTATTCAGCTGCAATCAAAAAAAATAATTCCTGCCAAAGAAATTGCACAGCGATTTAATATAAGCTTAAGGACAGTTTACAGAGATATCCGGACACTTGAAGAAGCCGGAATACCAATTGGATCTGAGGCCGGAAAAGGATATTTTCTTGTAGAGGGCTTCCTACTTCCGCCGGTAATGTTTACAGCGGCGGAAGTGGGTGCATTGATTACAGCAGGGAAATTTTTAAATTGCCATGGAGATGAATCATTTATAAAGGATTTTGATTCAGCTATGTATAAAATCAAATCTATTTTGAAGCATGGTGAAAAAAACTATGCACAGGAGTTGGAGAACAGTATTAACGTGTACAGCACATCTGGACAGAAAAATACATTGGCGGATAACGTTATTGCAGCAATTCAGACTGCAATCTGCAATAAAAGGGTAATATCAATTCAATATCCTGCATCAGGAGGGCAAGAACCGGAAAGCAGAATGATAGAGCCTATATCACTGGGGTTTTATGAACAGAACTGGTACTTAATCGGTTTTGCAGGCTAAGAAATGAATATAGGAATTTTCGTGTGGATCGGATTAAAAGCATTTGCATAGAAGAAGAGCTCTGTCAAAGCCATGATGGCTCTTTGGAACAAATATTAAAACAAATGCTTTCATATAAAAAACTATATAATGTAATTCTTAGAGCTGAAAAAGGGGAGACATACAATTCTATCAAGAACAGGTATTCTCTCGGCTTCCTTGAAGAAACCGATTTGGGAAGTAAAATGGAAATCGAATTCCAGACAGATTCCTTTGAGATATTGAGCAAGCAGCTGATTGAATATGGATCAGGCATTGAAATAGTCCAACCTTATTTATTAGTTACGGGGAAAGCAGGAATTGGGAAAAGTCATTTGTTAGCTGATTATGCTAAGAAATTTACTGGAAGAGGGCATTCAACTTTTTTATTCTTAGGGTCTTATTTTTATAAAAATGCTGATCCTGTCAGTCAAATTATGGAATCTTTAAGAATTCCTAATTCTTCTTTCAAGTCGGTTTTGGAGGAGCTTGAGAGAAAAAGCGTAGAGACTGGAAACCGATCAATAATTTTTATAGATGCTTTAAATGAAGGCGCAGGTTTAACTTTGTGGAAAGAGCGTCTAATAGGCTTCATAAAAGAAATTCAAGAATACCCAAATATAGGGATTGTTTTATCTATTAGAACTGAATATGAAATGACTATTCTTCCAGAAGATTTTAATAAATTAAATTTTAGTAAGTTGAAGCATACTGGTCTGGAAGGGACGGTTAATGATTCAATTAAAGCATTTTGCCAATACTATAAACTGGCGTATCCTACCGTACCCTCTTTTAATGAGGAATATAATAATCCGTTGTTTTTAAAAATGGTATGCCAGTTGCTCATAGATTCAAATATAAAGCAATTTACTTCAAATTTTTCAATAGAAACCATTATGAAACATTATCTAAATAAGTTAGAGTTGAATCTATCTGCAAAAGACCGAATGAACTTCGATCCTAAAAGAGGTATATTAAATGAATTAATACTGTCTATTTCAGAATTAAAAATTGAAAGTAAATGGTCAATGCTAGAATATAACACCGTGTACGACAAATTAATAACTGTTGGACATAAACTAGCTATTGATAGTCCCGGTATTTTACTTAAGGAATTAATTAATGAGGGACTACTACAAGTTATTGAAGCAGGCGAAGAAAAAATCTTTTTAGATTTCCAATTTGAAAAATTCAGTGATTTTTTTATTGCAGATTATATTTATCAAAAATATATAAGAACTAAAAAAATTGTAGATTTGGAAAGCGTTCCAGAATTAGCTTCATATTTTAAAGATGATTTAGCCTTACGCAATAATTATGGAGTATTGATTATGCTTTCCACCCTCATTGCAAATCATGAAAAAAAAGAAATATTTTCGTATTTTCCTAAATTAGGAATGAGTTATTTAATGTTTGAAATTATTTTTGATAGTTTTCCTTATAGAAATTCAAGTGCAATTTCATTTGAACTGGTAAAATTTATTGAAACTGATGTATCTATGATAAATGAGTTAATGATGTATTTTGTAACATCTCAATTTCAGTTATCAATAAATCACAATTCTCCTATCAATTCTAGATGGTTGCACAATTTTTTATTGAAAAAAAATCAGCAAGAAATTGATTTAGTTTGGACCATGAATATATCAAAGTATTATAGAACTTTTGTTGGTCAGTTTACAAAATGGTATAGAGAATTTTACGAATATACAAATAAAAAAGATGCTGAGTTAATATTACTTCAATTAGGATGGATACTTTCAAGTACTAATAGATATTACAGGGATCAGGCAACTCTTGCAATTGTTAAAATATTAAATTTTGATTCAGAATTGATAAAGTTTTTCATTTCGAGCTTTGTAAATGTAAAAGATCGATACGTTGTAGAGCGTGCTATGGCTGCTATATACGGAGCAACAATTAATTTAAATGATCCTAAGAAAATCGAAGAAGTATCAAAACAGGTTTATGATTCATTTTTCGATGTTGAAGATTTGATTCCCAATGTGTTAGCGAGGGATTATGGGCGTCAAATAATTAATTATGCTATCCATCATAATGCATTAAACGAAAAAGTAGATTTATCTAAAGTATTTCCCAAATATGAAGGTATTTGGGAATACGAAGAAGTGACTGATGAACATATTTTAGAGTTAAAAAAAATATATGAAAAACATTCTGGTTTTAGCAGTATCACACGTTCAATGATGACAAATTTTGGAAGAGCTAATGGAATGTATGGCGATTTTGGTAGATACACTTTTCAATCAGCTCTTTCTCCTTGGGAAGAACAATTTGATATACAAGATTTGAGTAATATCGTTGTTAAATTATGCTTAGATCTTGGCTATTCTCCGGAGTTGTTTTCTGAATTTGATACTCTGGATGGTCGTTACTTTGATAGATTTTCAAATAAAGAAGAACGAATTGGGAAAAAATATCAGTGGATTGCTTTTTATGAGATATTAGCAAATATCTCAGATAATTTTATTCCTTATAATCTTAAAGTCACTTTTGATGATGAATATAATCAATATATAAAACACAAGGATGAGTTGTGGATTTCTGCAATTACAAATAAAGATTTTTCAGGATTATATGAATATGAAGAGGAGCTGGACGAAAATGACCATATAATAAATATAGAAAGGGATTATCAAAAAAAATGGACTGTTAGTGACTCGTATATACGAAACATAGACGTATCATTAACAGATGAAACACCTCCATTATCCAAAAAAAGAATATTTGATTTTTCTTTACCCGATTATTTAACTGATATTTGGATGAAAGAAAATATAGATGTAAAAATGCTTCGTTATTATATATCAACAGAATTTGAATCTGAAGAATACTATGCTTTGTCGTTTTATAATGATGATAGAAGACAAAAGGATGGTTCTCAAGGTTTTACACAGGATAAAACTGAAAATCTAACAATAATGGGAAGAGCAGTATTTGTTAAAAAATCTGAATTAAAAAAACTTCATCAAGAAGCCATGAATGATATTGGTAATGTCTCTTCACCAACTACTTACAATATTTTTTTAAGAGAATATTATTGGCATGAAGCATATATTAACTGGGAAAAAGAGAGAAGTGAGTACGATAAAAAAGTATATATACATTCAAGTCATTGCTATGGGTGGGAAAAAGCTGATCAATATACTTCACTAGATGAGGATAAAACTAATGAGTCTCTTTCTTTACTAATGCCAAGCAAAATTTTGGTAGATTTTGGACAGTTGAAAATGGATTCAGACTATAAATGGAAAAATGATAAGAATGAATGTGTTTGTTTTGATGGAAGATTTATTGGTGGAGAGAGAGTACTATTAGTAAAAAAGGATTTTATCGATGAGTTTTGTTTGAAAAATGAATACACAATTGTTTGGTTTTGTTATTATGATAAGATTGGACTAAATCAATACCATGATTCCCATTATTATTTTGTCAAAGAAGGTAATCAGTACATCTATTTTGAGCAAGACAACAAACATGGATATTATGATCGATAAAACCTATAATAAATGGAGAATATCAAGTATTTATTGTATCTCGCAATAGAAAACTTGTTATTAAAAATTTTAAAAAATATCCGTGCTTTTTAATTAAAACTAACTACAATTGTCAAAAATTAGCGAGATACAGAATTATTCATTATAAAAATAAATACTGTTATATCAACGTTGAGCACCTGTTAGAGCCACTAAGAAAAGCTAACTTTCTGCTGGAAGAGTCAGTTTGTTAAGAATTAAATCTTTGCTCGAAACGTTGATATTGTAGTACCTCGAATTTTTTATTCCCAGTTTTCTTAACGAATTGTGGTGTGACGTTAGCATAGATATTCATAGTAGATTTAATATTTTTAAAACCTAAACGTTTTTGTACTTCTTTTATTAAAGCCCCACTTTCAAACAATAAGCTACAGTGGGTGTGCCTAAATATATGTAGAGTGATTTGAAGTTCCATCGGTGTCCTTTTGTAAATCTATTCTAACCAATGTTTACTACTTGAGTATAGTGAAGCTTGTTTTAGTTTGTAGTGAATAAGAACTATCATGATGAATACGTATTATAGCCATATAGAATCATTATTTTGTAAGCGCCCCATAGAACAGTACCTTACTAACAAATGCACCTCAAGATATACTTGAGCTATCAAGAAGTCTGGAGGTTTTCTATGTATAAATTAAATGAGATTGTTCCTGTCCAATTAGGAAACGAAAAGAGTGCACCAGAAAAAGGTAAACCCGCGGCTGCCAAGTTAGCGATGCGCATCAAAAGAGAGAATGGTTCTGAAGTTTTGATCTATAACGGTATTAACAATTATATTCTTCAAGCTATTTTGAAAGAACTGTTGTCCAATGCTTTATGATTTACTTCAAACCAAACATATTTATATTGTGTGCGGAAAAACAGATTTGCGAAAAGGAATTGATGGTCTTGCCAGTCTTATTCAACAAGAGTATCAACTCGAGCTTTACGAAGATGCCGTTTTTTTATTTTGCGGGAACCGTCAAGACCGTTTCAAACTTCTCTATTGGGACGGTGATGGTTTTCTTCTCTGTTATAAGCGGATAGAAAACGGCAAGTTAAAATGGCCTCGGACGAAAGACGAAGTTCGAACCTTAACGAACCAACAGGTTCGATGGTTGTTAGAAGGATTAAGTATCGATCAACCTCGAGCTATTTTGCCAGGAAAAAAAGGAGTTTTTTAAGCTGGGGGGTTAACACAAAAAATGTGTTGAACCCCTATTTCTTGTGCGTTTCTTGTGGTATTCTGTAACAAAATCAGTTCGATTCAAGGTGGTGAAAAATTTTGGAAACTACAGATACGTTGCTTCAGTTGCTTCAAGAAGCCCATAAAACCAATCAAGCACAACAACAAACCATTCAGAATCTTACAACTGAAATCCAACTATTGAATGAAAAGGTCAATTATTTAACCAACAAATTATTTGGACGCTCTAAAGAGACTCTCTTTGAGGAAACGAATGGGCAATTGAATCTTTTTAGTGATGAAGAAATTTCTGTAAGTGTTCCAGAAGCAGCTGCCACCATTATTCCAGTAAAAGGACATCAACGAGTTGTAGGAACGAAAGCAGACAAAATCAAACACTTACCTATAACAGAGAAAGAACATCTCCTTCCTTTGGAAGAACAATTTTGTGAACATTGCGGTTCACAGATGAAAGATATCGGACGGACAAAAGTACGAGAAGAAATTCGTTTCCATCAGGCTATGTTGGATTGTCTCACCCATTATCAACATACCTATTGTTGTAAAAGCTGCGAAAAAGAAGGACTTTCTTCTTTTAAAAAAGCGATCGTTCCTAAACCTTTGATTTCTAATAGCTTAGGTTCCAATAGTTTAGTGGCGGAAACGATCCGGATGAAATTTGGTCAGAAAGTTCCTGCCTATCGGCAAGAGAACTATTGGAAACAAACACATGGGTTGGATATTTCGAGAGATAATATCACCAATTGGCATATTAAAGCAGTGCAAAACGCGTTAGACCCTTTAGGAGAACGATTAAGAGTCTATCTTAATCAAGAAGAGATTCTACACGGGGATGAAACAAGTTATCGTGTGATTGAAAGTGCCAAAACAGATACCTATTACTGGCAGTTTTGTACAGGAAAAGACAGTCAGCATCCCATCGTTTATTATCACCACGACGAAAGTCGTGCTGGAGATGTTCCGAAAACTTTTCTCAAGGAGTTTACAGGGTATTTACACTGTGACGGCTATAGCGGGTATAATGCCGTGGAAAGTGTACGACTTGTCTATTGTTTCGCGCATGTTCGGCGGAAATTTTTCGAAGCAATTCCAAAAGGAAAGAAAAACACGGATATTCCCGCAGCTCAAGCAGTCAAACAATTGGATAAATGGTTTGTCCTAGAAAAGAAATGGAAAGACTTTTCTCCTGAGAAGCGATTAAGCTGTCGGCAACAAGAACTGCGTCCATTATTTATTGCTTTTTATGAGTGGATGGCAACGATAGATCCTGTTGCAAAATCCAAGTTGGATGCAGCCGTTCAATATGCGTGTAAACTACGAAGTGGTTTTGAACCTATTTTTGAAGATGGTCGTTTAGAACTCACAAATAATCGTGCGGAGCGAAATATCAAAGAGCTGGTGATAGGACGGAAAAATTGGTTGCATTCCACAAGTCTTGAAGGAGCACGAACTTCAGGAATCATTCTGAGTGTATATAAAACAGCAGAACTTAACGGATTGAATCCTGTAAAGTATCTAGAGTTTCTATTTGATAAGATACCAAATCTTCCCGTACTTTCAGCAGAAACTTTAGATCAACTGTTGCCTTGGAACAAGGATGTACAACAACATTTTTCTCGTAACTAAAAACGCCAAACATTCCCGATTCTATTCTATAGGTCGGGTTATTTGACGTACAGGTACTGTTCTATGGGGCGCTTACATTATTTTCATTCTATTATCTGCCACAAGAAGTTTTTTGACTATTTAGAAATCAGATTATACATTCAAGTAATATTGCAAATTGAATCAATAAAAGAAGCGTTGAAGAAAATTTAATTTTTTCAACGCTTCTTTTTTTAGAAGATTTTAATGACCATATCAGCTTCATTTTCAGGTTTAGGTAATTCATGGAAGCATGTGTTTATAGTGCTTAATTGATCAACTAACCATGTTTTACTTTTTGACTCGTAGACAAATCTAAAATTAATATCATTGTTCTCGTGTTGAAGAGGTGTCTCCAAATAATCTGGTGAATATTCATAGTCAACGTAACCTGCTAATACAAAAGAGAGTAATCCATTATTTAGTGTCAGATTTAATGGATGGTCGTAAGCTTTTATTTTTTTTAACGTCATATTGTACATATCTTCAGCCATCAAAGTTGAGTTCGTGATTTCATCTTGGGTTTCATTAAAAAAATTATCCGAATAATCGCTTATTTTTGAAAAGTCTTTATTGGCACCAGCCTCAAAAAATTGTTCAACTTTTTTAGTATAAAGTTGTGCTAACGCTCCTTTTTCAATATTAACTTTGATATTTTCATGTCTATCAATTTGTGTGCTGTTCAGTAAGGGAAGATCAGCTTTTAGTTTAATATCGTCTTGATTTCTTTCAATTTCAATTGGCAAAATCTTTTCAGTAGATTCAGTTTCTGATAAAGGAACATCTAGTTTTTTATCATGATAATAAGCTTCAAATCCATCTGGAACCGGAAAAAAATGTATTGGGTAATTTTTTTCTGAGGTTGTTGTACTAGTTTCTGTACTTGTAGAACTTGTGTCAGAAGTGTTACACCCGCTTATAGTTCCGATGAGTAAAGCGTAGGTTAGAATGATTGCAAATTTCTTCAAAAAAATTCCTCCTTAAAATCGTACGTGGACTAATACTAGTCCCATTGTAGCATACCAAATCTTTAATATTAATAAGAAAAAGGACTAATTTTAGTCCAAAAGGTGTGCTATTCTTGAAAGAGGAAAGAATTAATGATAGAGAAAATGTAATCGGTAGCAATATTAGACGAATCCGATTAGAAAAAGGAATTGGTCAGACCGAGCTGATTAGAGACCTACAGCTCAAGAAAATCGCTATAACTAGGGAAACATTGGTTAAGATCGAAGGCGGCCGCCAACACATTAAGTTGGATCAATTGAGAGCTATTAGGGATGTTCTGCAGGTGTCTTATGAAGATTTGCTTCAATGACTACTTGTAGTCATTTCGTTTAAAATTATTATGGTACACCCTTATGTGTCACGAAGAAATACTGGTATAATAATGATTGATATGTGTAACGTTAGGGTATACTTGGATGTTACAGTTAGTCTGTTGTATACTAGCTTATTGAATATACTCGGGAATTATTGTAGCTTAAGGATGAATAGAAAATGAAGGAGGGGTCTAACTATGATAGAGGTCTATTGTGACGAAAGTCGCCCAGAAACTATATTTGGTGATGAATCAGTCGATCAATATATGGTTATTGGCGGTATTTGGTTCCCGTCTAGTGAACGAAAAAAAATAAAAAATAAAATAAAATATCTAAAAAAAACTTACAATGTGCACGGTGAATTTAAATGGAATAAGGTGAGTCCTTCTAAAATTGAATTTTACAAGGAACTAATTGATTATTTTTTTCAAAATAAACATATTCGATTCCGATGTATTGTTGTGGATTCTAGCGCAGTTGATTTAGAAAAATATCATCAGTCAGACGGTGAATTAGGATTTTATAAATTTTACTATTTTATGCTCTACAAATGGTTTGATTGGGACGAAACCTATAGAATTTATCTTGATAATAAACAAAATAAAATGAGCTCAAGAATTCCAGATTTAGAACGGATTTTAAATTATGCGAGCTTTGCAAAGGTAAGCTCTGTTTTATCCATTGATTCTAAAGAATCTGTATTTGTTCAGTATGCTGATTTATTGATAGGTGCCGTAGGCTATGTATTTAACGAATATTATAATGCAGATTATTCTAGCGATGCAAAAAATGAACTGATTGAACTGATTGAAGAGTACTTAGATCATGCAATCCAACCAACATATGGTTCGGAGAGAAAATTCAATGTGTTTAAGATAATGTTGAGGTGATTGTATGGCATTCTATAGACCACTAAAGAAACTACAGACTATGGATGAATATCGGATGCATTATGAAAAGAAATATTGCACTTCGACAATCCTGACTCACCAAGGATTACCTGTTCGTTTTTATCCAGAGCGTTTTGATCATGCTTTTTATAAAAATAGTAATCGGCGAACAAAAGATAAGTCGTTGTTTTCACTAGAAAGAGCTGAACGGATTGACTGGATTGAAGAAGTTTTGAAGGATCCCAATGTTACGATTTATGCTGGTTGGGACAGTAAGAGAAAAAGACATGATTTTAGTCATAGAGCTTCACTTATAACGCCTGATGGCTATGTAGTAGTGATAAGGAAAATTAATGATTCGAAGGCAACATTCGTTACAGCTTATGTGATTGATGATCTTTCAGTATTCGATAAGATAAAATCAAATCCTATCATATATGAATTATAATTGTTGACACTAGTAGATTTGTGGATTATGATAAATATGAAATATCAGATAGGTTGATATTGATTGTCCTCTACCTATGGTTTGGGATCCGCAAAGGTTTTGTGTAATGAACCCGATAATCAGTGCACCAGTAATCTCCCTATACGGGAGATTTTTCTGTTTAATAGATAATATGGTTTCGTTGCTAAGTGAATAATTTAGAGAAAAAAATGGTGAGTTATAATTTTACTTTACAAAGTTCCGGATAAAAAAGTTTTATGATTTTCCTATCAAAAGCACGCCACTTGAATACGTTTTTGAATACGATAAGAAAGTAAATCAAGATGAATTATCATCAATAAAATGATTAGCTCTATTCAAAAATCATTGAAATGTCAACTATCTTCAATTATCGTCAATGAACTTAACTTCATGGCTGAAGAAGAAGAATAGACTATAAAGCTAGGAGAAACCTTGATATGATAGGGTTTCTCCTTTTTTTATTTTTTACTGTATGCCATATTGTATGCCATCTAGTCAATATTTAAGTGTTGTACTAATTTTTCAACAGTCTTTTCTTTCGTTTCTTTTGCCAAGTGACCGTAACAATCGATCGTCTGACTAATTTTTGTATGCCGTAATCTAGTTTGAACTTCTACCATAGTAGCTCCAGCGTCCAAGAGCATTGAAGCATGAGTGTGTCTTGCTACATGCACACCGAGAAATGGAACCATAGCTTTTTCACAAATAGTAATCAATCTTGCATAAATAGCGTGGTGTGTGATTAGTTCTTTATAGATACCACAAAAAATCATAGTCGGATCAGTTACACCAAGTGTCAGCATATATTTCCGCTGATTAATCTGCCATTTTTTTAATATAGAAATTGTTCTTTCATCTAGTGGAAGAACCCCAGCACTACAATCAGTTTTAGGATCACTGATTTTATAGCCATTTTTGGATTGGCTTAGTGTTTTATTGATGGTGACCGTATTTTCTTGAAAATCAATGTCTGACCAATTCAATGCAAGGGCTTCACTGATCCTAACCCCGCTATAAAAGAGAAAGCGTAGTAACGTTTTATCAAAGTCGTTTCGATAAGTTTCAGGTTTGCTGTTTAGGTAATCAAACAAGGTGATCAGTTGTTCTTTACTGTAAACTTTGACCTTTTCTTTATGCTTAGTGGTGGTTCTTTTAGGCATTAATACGTTGTCTAGTGGATTAGTCTCAATAATCCCAAGATTGATAGCGTAGCTAAAAATACGCTTAGAAGTTGAATGAAGTACCTTGTATTGGTCAGTAGTTTCAGCCCAGCTATTTACAATTTGTTGGGCTTTTTTTACCGTGACTTCATTCACACGAAGATTTCCATATTTTGGAAGAATCCACTTTCTAAACTTGATTTCAGTTTTCATGAAGGTGGCTTCTCGGACAGTGGTTTTATATGTTTCTAGCCACAAGTCATAAACTTCTTTAAACGTTTCGTTGTTCGCTTTTTTAATACCGTTTTTATCGTAGTCCACTTGCAAGCGTGACAAGGCAAGCTGGGCTTCTTTTTTTGTTTTGTAACCTCGTCTACGAACCTTATCAGGTTTGCCAGTCATTTTGTTCATTCCAAGATAGGCTTCATAGAGCCAAAATTTACCTTTTTTAGTTTCATATTGCTTGAATGTTGCCATAATAGTTTTCCCTCCATAGTGTAGCAAGCCGTGGGGGCGGTTGGAGGAGGCAGTTTATTATTATTTTGAATAGTGTTTATTTAGCTCAGTAACAAGAGCTGTGAACTCTTTTAGAAGATCATTTTCATAAAATTCTTGATACTCTTTTTTCTCATCTGTATTTTTTTCTGAATCATTAATTAATGAGTCATATCGTAAAAGCGTATTTAGAAGAGCTGCGAGATAAGCAATTGGGGTACTCCCGTCAGGAAATTCAATTCGAGATCCTGTTTTAAGATATTTTATTGCGTTTGTTAAATAAATCTTCTGTGAGACAGTCAGGTTATCTTCTTCGATGTTATTGATAGCATTAGAAAGATTAGAATCAATTATAGAGTTATTTTTTTCAATAGTTTTTTTCAATTGCTTTTCAAGCACATTTCGCTTAATTTCGGGCATCATATGCATATCTCTTAATGTATAAGATCCGTTTAATAGATAGGTAGTGGATACATCTAATACCTTTGAAAGTTGTTTAAGCCTGGTGTTATTGGGAAGATTATAGCCATTTTCCCAATTACTAACGGCACCTTTACTGGCCGGTGGGGATAATTTACCTCCAAGTTGTTCCATTGAGAGTCCCTTTTCAATTCTAGCCAGTCTAATTCTTTGTCCTGTCTCCACTGCTTCGGGGTATTTTTTTCTAGCCACATTTTCACCACCATTCATATATTTTCTCTACTATATCACGATTTAAATATGTGTGAAACATAAAAGTTCAAAAAAGTATGTTAAAATTCTTGCAAATGAAAAGGTATGATGGTATATTGAGTTTATAAGAGGTATAGAAATGTATTCAAGAGCCTCTTGCATTTTTTTAAAATCTTTGTATAGAAATGTATGCTAACGAGGGGGATAAATATGGAATTAAAAATTGACAAACTCACGCTTGATGATCCAGCTTTTAAAATTATTGACGATCGAGTTGTTCAACAAGTAGAGCAAACTCAAGGAACGTTACTTTCATTATTAGAAAAAAAGTACCAGTTTCCAAAATATATGAACAAGGCACAAGCTGCTAAGTATATGAACGTTTCATACAATACTATGATGCAGAAATATGTTCCTAACGGTTTAAAGTTGATTATAGTTGATGGAGTCGTAAGAATTTCACAAGATGAATGTGATCGCTTTATGGAAGAATACCAAAAATAAACGCAAGCCGTGGGGGCAAAGGGATTAATAGGAGGAAATAATAATGGAATCGACACAAAATAAAGCAATCGAAAAAGTATTATCAACAATTCTTACAGAAGACACAGCGGCAGAATTAGCAAACTTGGAAGGCAAAGCGCTAGAAGAAACGTTTGAATGTTTGTACGAACAAATGGACTATCAAAAATTGCTACCACAAGAACCAACGGTAAGCGGAGTATTGCGTGGCTTGAACGATTTAGTACAAGCAGAGTTTAAAGAACGACTTTCTATTGAAGAGTATCAAGAAATTTTGTATCAGCAAGTTGAGTTGTTAGCGAGCTTGCTAGGGCTTGAACTGGAGGACGTTGAATGAAAACTGAAATTTGGAACGGACACATTATAAGATTTGTCGATATTAATGATGAATGGTGGGCAGTGGCGAAAGATGTTGCGGAAGCGTTAGGTCTTAAACAGGTTACTAGAGCCATTCACTCTTTGCCTAAAGATGGGGTTACTACTAGTAAGGTCATCGATTCATTGGGCAGAACACAAGATGTAAACATCATCAACGAAAAAAAATATTTACCGCATGGCATTCAAAAGCCGTAAAAAAGAAGCCGAGGCATTTCAAGACTGGATTTTCGACATCATCAAAGAACTACGCCAGTCCACAGGACTTGAAGGCTTTCAAGTATTCCGCATGCTAGACAAAGAACACCAAAAAGAAGCAATGACTAAATTAAGCCACGCTATTACTGAACCAAAACCAGTAGACTACATTAAAGCGAATGTGATAGCCAATAAAGCTGTATCAACTATTTATGGTCATTCCAAAATGGTAAAAAAGAAAGATATGACTCCTGAAATGTTGGTTGATCGTGAACCTATTTTAGATGAGACAGTAGAATTAATGACTGTTAAAGAAAAATATGGGTTGCAGTTTTCAGTGAGTGAGAAAATTTATAATCGTTCTGCTGAATTGCAGACAACTTAGGAGCATTAACATGATCGAGAACAAAGAAAAAGCCTTATCCATAACAGTCTTGGCGGACAGGATAAAGGCAACTTAATTGGGATAAAACCCGATATTCTTTGTTCCGATTATACCATATTAAAAAATCGGAGGGAACCATTATGAAACGAAACTTAATTATAGGAAGCATTTTAATCGGCGGAATTTTCGGCTTATTACCATTAATTGCAAAAATAGCTATCTTTGCAGGATTAGCGTTATATCTCTTCACTGCTTATGACGAGTACGACTATCAATTAAGAACTGGAGGGCATAAGTAGATGTACAAAACAAAACTATTAAACCAACTCGATAGCCTTGAATTAGAGGAAATTAATCAAGGGATCGCTGAACTAGAAAATAATATCGGGAAAACCTACTTTGGAAATTCATTCAATGAAAAACTAACAGTTTTGTATGTACTCAAAAAACATGCAGAACACAAAATAATTTGTCGAGAAATCAACGAGCTAAAAAATCAGATTTTAACCGCATGGTTAAACATTACTGATATGCAAGAAGCAAGGGTGAAAACATTTAATACATGGGTAAAGTATCAGAATCAATTAAAAGGTGCTGAATTTGTTCGGGATGGGTTGAAATACGAACTTGAGCAGTTGAAGCTCATGGAGGTGTCTGAATGATTTATACCAGTATTTTGAAAAAGGAGGAGAGGTTTATTGGCAAATAATTATCAAGCAGCAACGGAATTACAAAAGTCGGGATGGTCAATTTATCCCTTATCTCCTGGAACTAAAATTCCAATAAAAGGCTCTAGTGGTTGGAATGATGCAACTAACGATTCTAATCAAATTAATGAATGGTGGACGGAAGATGCAACTAGAAATATTGGGTTAATGCTTGAAGATCATCAAATGGTGGTAGTTGACCTAGATCAACATTCTGAAACACGAAACGGCGTTGAGAATTATAAAAAACTTGCTTCAATGTATGATCCATTTCCTTCTACTTATACGGAAATCACACCAGGTAAAGGAATCCATTTCTTCTTTAAAATTCCTGATGGTGTAATTATCCAACAAGAAACAGGTGCATTTGCTGATATCTTCGGGCGTGATGATAAAGGTAAAAGTTTAAGCGGGATTGATATTATCACTAAAGGAGTTCCAATAGCGCCAACTATGATTATTTCAAGAAGTGTTGGGAGAGCATATGAACCTATTGAAAACGTATCTCTAAATAATATTGCACCAGCTCCCGATTGGCTAGTGAACCTACTGCTAAAAAAACCGCAAGAAATAAAGACTCAATACCGACCCGTAGCAAAAACAGGGACAGCAAAAAAATTAGATATGATTGTTCAAGGCGCTGGCGAAGGTAGTAGAAACGATCATTTAACTAAGTTATGCGGTTGGTTACTATGGCACGGTGTAGATAATCAAACTTTAGCAGAATTGATTTATACAGCAAATGCGTACAATGAACCACCGCTAAAAGATAAAGAAGTGAATCAAATTATTCGATCGATGATTAAAAAAGATTTGAGGGGGAAAGCTCATGGCTCATAAGCATAAATTAGATAGTATTTTAGACTTTCCCGAAGCCAGCGAGCGTGAAGACAATATCATTGAATTGAAAACCTGGATGTCACGATTAAGATGCAATAAAGACGATCAGATTAAAAGTAACAGTGTTGTGAATGCAGAATTGATTTTAACCAATGATAGCAATTTAGCTGGAACAATTGCTTATAACGAATTTAGCGGATACATTCACCTATTAAAAGATTCTCCTTGGATCAATCGTACCGCTGGAGAATGGGAAGACAGTTTTGAGGATGCCTTAACGGCATATATTGAAGAAAACTACAATGTAGTTTTTGATGACAACAAAATACACAAAGCAGTAGTAAATGTGGCTAGAAAGAATGTTTTCAACCCAGTAAAAGAACGTATCGAAAAAGTTAAATGGGATCAACAGCCTAGACTGGAAACACTGTTTATTGACCTTTTAGGGGTAGACGACAACCTTTACACACGAGAAGTAACAAAACGTTGGATAGTCGGATCAGTCGCACGTATCTATAAACCAGGAATAAAGTTTGAGATCGTTCCAGTTTTGGATGGACCGCAAGGGATTGGTAAGAGTACCGTTCCAGCATTACTTTACACGGATGATTTTTTCACCGATTCATTAGATTCGCTAGGTGAAAAGAAAGATGATTATATGCAGCTTCAAGGCAATGTAATTATTGAACTTGGAGAATTATCTTCAATGAACAAAACTAAAATTGAACAGATAAAAAACTTCATCAGTGCCAAGATCGATAAAATTAGACCTCCTTATGGTCGGAATGTCATAGCTTGGGCAAGGCAATGTGTATTTATTGGAACGTCGAATGATGGGCAGTATTTGAAAGATGATACAGGAAACCGCCGTTTTTATCCTTTGCCTTGTAAGAATAAGCCAAAGATGAATCCGTTTAAAACAAAGGATGAATATTTTCTTCAAGTGTTAGCTGAAGCAAAGGTGCTTTTTGATAAAGGACAACGAATCTATTTTAGTCCCGATGAAGATAAAGAAGTCTTAGAAATTGCAAAAGACTATCAAGAGGATGCCAAGATGGAGAATCCAATTAAAGAAGCAATCACTAAATATTTGGAAATGGAAATCCCGTATAAATGGGAAGAAGCTCCAGCGTGGGCGAGACGTTCTTATTATCAGAACTATCCTGACAGTAAATGTAATGAGAAAAATTTACAGCATTTCTATAATGGAGCTACTATGCAACAAGAGTTTTATTTAGTTGATAGCGTACTCACCGCTGATATTTTGGAAGCTGTTTTTGATAAACAAGCAAAGGATTTATTGAATGGTCGATCAGATGCAGAAACTAAAAAGATTGCCTTGATTATTAGCAGTATTCCTGGTTGGGAACGGAAGCAACTGCCAAAAAGAAATAAACGACGAGGATTTTACAATAAGTCAAATGCCTATGAAAATAAAAATCGAGCTGGAAAGTACAAAAAGTAACGGGTAGTAACGGGTCAGTAACACCTAGCCCGTTACTAGTTTACCCTTACTGCCCCAAGGGATACAGCAATTTGGTAACGGGGTAACACCTTATTTCCTTAAAACTTTTGAAATAGTTAGCTAATATGCTGGGGAATAATGTTACTGGATTTTACCCGTTACCTGTTACCAAAACGCTAGAACCCTTGTCCCCGTTGGGATTGAGTGGTAACGGGTACCTGTTACGTAGGTGTTACCACGTGTTACGAATCAAGGAGGAAAGTAAATGCTCAATATTATTTCAACAAACAAAGCACCGAACTTTCAATATACAGATGAAATGGATCGGTTTCTAATGAACACGCTGGCATTTAGTGTGGGATTGGTAACAGAAGATTATTCCACATTTGATCCAGAAGTATTAAAGATAATGGAAGAAGAACCTGATTGGCTGCAGGAGTCAGTAGCGTGGTGTCAATCGCTAGTAGTGGGATCATTGGTAGATAGTGGCAACTATGATGATACAGGTGAGCTAATGGATGAATTTAATTGTCTGCTTAACCTATATGATCGAGCGAGACAACGAGAGCTTACATCGAATGAGGATAATTTGTTTTTAAACATCCATGATAAGTTCTTGGCTTTGCTACTAACAGATGATGAATTGATAACTAATTTATTGGAGGTAGAATAATTATGCATATGGAAAGTATTAGATACTTCGATGGTGAGAAACACATTGAGTATTCAAACACTCAAGAAGATGTAGACTTTATTAGTTTTGAGGAAGATAAAATCACTAAAGTTAATTTTAAAGACGGAACGTGCTTGAAGATAGTTTCGCCTTATATTGAATACAAATCAAAATGGGAACAAGATGATTCTGACGAACGAGATCGCTTTGGTTGGTAATCTATGGCAGTTAAAAAACAATGTAATCATGCTGGATGTAAAACATTGATTGATTATAGGCAGAAGTATTGTGGGAAGCATAAAGCAAAGCAAACGGCAATTAAGCGTGAAGAAAGAAAGCAAAGCGAAGGTAAATATTTTCAATTCTATCAAAGTAGAACATGGCGAAAGGCTTCATACTTGTATCGGTTAAATCATCCAGTATGTGAGGATTGCCTAGAAGAAGGCTTGATAAGGAAAGCTGATGTTGTAGATCACAAAATTGAACTAAAAGATGATTGGAATAGACGGTTAGATGAAACTAATTTTCGTTCTTTATGCCATGCACACCATAATTCCAAGACAGCCAATGAAAGACAAAGACGAGAAAAGAGTACCCTTTGAGTTAAGGGGGCATAGTGTGAAACTTACTGACAATCGATGCCTACTCATTTTGGTACAAATAACCGTTGTGAAAAGGCATAAGGGTAATTACAAATAACGATTACACTTGTAATCACAAGTGAAAAAGTATATAATGAAAGTAGGAGATTTATTGAAAAATACAATTGTTATTACTGATAAAACAGGGAAACAGCGCACCATTGAGTTACCTCATTTTGGTCAAGTGACCATTCAAATGCAGAACGGAAAAATCATTTATATAGATAAATTAGATAAAGAAAAATTCTGATCGAAAAACGAAGGAATGTGAGCTTAATTGCTTACGTTCCTTTTTCTTTTGTCTGAAAGGAGGACAACATGGGACACCCTAAAATATTACACGATACAAAAGGCAATATATCAAGTGAAGAAAAAGCAATCCGTGTGGACGCTAGAGAAGAATTGTTCAAGCAGCAACCATTAATAAATATCACGCCCCCTGACTGGATGGCAGCGAGCGCTAGAAGTGAATGGAATCGTATCGTACCAACATTAAAAAAAGATTATCCATTGAGTGAAGCAGATTATGGTTCATTGGTAGCCTATTGTTTAGCCTTTGCTCGAATGAAAACAGCCGAAGCCGAGATAAGAAAATCAGGTACGTTTATCACATGCGAAAACGGAGTAAAGAAAGCCAATCCAGCGGTTCGGGTTCAATCACAAGCTATGAGTGATTTGAAAAAACAAGCCACCTCACTAGGTATGACCTTAGAATCACGATCAAAACTAGCTTTGAACAAGGTTAAAAATGATGAACCCGAAGACCCGTTCAAAGAGTTGATGAATTCATGAATGATTACATTGAGAAAGTCCTATCAGGTAAGCTGATTGCACCCAAGAAAATTATCCAAGCGTGTGAGCGTCATATAAGCGATTTGGAGCGTTCTAAGTCAGATAGCTTCCCTTATGTGTTCGATGAAGAACAAGCCACCAAAGCGATTAAATTCATTGAGTTGCTACCATCTACGGACGGTAAAGCAATCAAGATGTTAGGATTTCAAAAATTCATTCTAGGCAGTCTTTATGGCTGGCGTACTAAAGAAGGGAATTACAGGCGATTCAATCGAGCGTTTACCAGTATGAGCCGTAAGAATGGGAAAACGTATATCGCAAGTGGCATGGCTGCCAATGCGTTGATTATGGAACAAGAACCAGCAGAAGCAAGGCAAGTATTGTTTGTAAGTAACGCTTTGAAACAAGCTAAATTGGGCTATGATATGCTGTCTAATTCACTTAGAAACGTGGTCAAGTCTAGTAAGTTTTTAAGACCACAACTGAAAATTATGAACTCTAAGATTCAGCACTTGCCCTCTAATTCGTTCGCTATGGCACTGGCTAGTGAAACCAGCACGCTAGATGGGTTTGCACCAACAACCGCAATTCTTGACGAGTGGCACGAAGCAAAAACTCGTAAAACGTACAACGTCATTAAGTCAGGAATGACCCAACAAAAGAACGGCTTATTGTGTGTTATTAGTACCGCTGGGCTTGATTTAAACGTTCCTATGTACGAGGAATACTTATTGTTAGATCGTGTGCTAAAAGGCGAAGAACAAGCCGACAGGTACTTTATAGCGATATGGGAATTGGACGATCCCGAAGAAATTCACGATCAAGAGAAATGGATCAAAGCCAATCCGATTTTTGAAAGTGAAGAAATCAAAAAAGTAATGATTCCAACCATTCAAGATGATGTGAACCTTGCTTTGAAACAAAATAACCTTAATTCTGTATTGGTGAAAAACTTCAATTTATGGAGACAAGCGAGTGAGGACAGCTATATGATTGCTGAAGACTGGCAGGCAACCGAAGTAGAACCACAAGATATTACAGGCAAGCCCGTTTATATCGGAGTGGATTTATCTAAAACAGATGATTTAACTAGCGTTTCATGGATCGTACCGCTAGATAACGGCGAACTTTATTGTGATTCACATAGCTTTGTAGCCACCAAATATGGGCTTCAAGACAAAGAAAAGCGCGACGGTTTGCCTTATCGAGAACTAGAAAAAGCTGGTGAGTGTTCCATTACTCAATTAGAAAGTGGAATCGTGGACTATGACCAAGTATTTCAGTTTATTCAAGATTTGATTCAAGAAAATGATTTGGAATGTATGGGGATTTGTTATGACCCGTATAACGCTAATTCGCTTATCAGTAAAGCTGAAAAAGCCAACTACCCAATGTTAGAAGTAAGACAAGGAACGATTACTCTAAACGTTCCGACCCGAACTTTTAGAGAACAAGTTTATGAAGGCAACGTTATTCACAATAAAAATACGATTCTCACCCATGCAGTGAACAACGCTATTTTAAAAACGGATAACAACGGCATTCAGATTAATAAATCAAAGAACAGTAACAAAATTGATCCAATAGCTGCATTAATCAATGCCTATGTGTTTGCAATGGATTACTTCACCACAACGGAAGGAGCGAAAGCAGACAATGAATTTTATACAAGTGAAGAATTTTCTTTCTAATTACATTCATACCGTTCTTTTACTTCTTGGATTGGTGTGTGTGTTGGTTGCTATCACCTTACTAACAAATGTCTACTATGGCTTGTTAGCGCTGGGCATAGTGCTTATTGGGGTAGCGGTCATGCTAAATACAGAACAGAAGGGAGGTTAAAAGATGGCATTTTTTAAAGCGAGACAAAATACAACGGGAGATCCTTTCCTACAACATGTGGTATCAATCCAATCGGATGATTACACCACCAGCTTTACAAGCGTTCGTGCATTAAGAAATAGTGATGTGTTTGCAGCCGTTCGAATTATTGCTAGTGATATTGCTTCAAGTCCGATTCAATTGGTCAAAAACAATATGCCACAAGCTGATAATGAACTGGTGAAGTTACTAAACGAGAAACCTAATTCAGAAATGGATGGTTGGCATTTAAAGTTTGCTTTGGCGGTCAATATGTTGCTAAACGGTAATAGCTTTGCAGAGATTAAACGCAACGGTGAAAAGGTAGAAGAAATTCACTTATTACCTAACTCAAGTGTAACGGTTACTCAATTAGATAATGGTACGTTGTCTTATCAGATTGGTGATAAAAAAAGACGTGTGAAGTCTAGCGATATTTTGCACTTCAAATATTTCACCCAAGATGGTTTAACAGGATTACCACCACTTTATGCGTTACGTGATGAACTGAAAATTCAACAAGCTGGCAACCGCACATTGCACAATTTCTTTACTCGTGGTGTCAGTGGGTCAGGTATTTTGAAGGTTCATAAGTCAGATTTAGACGGATCAGCAAAGAACGCAATTCGTGAAAAGTTTGAAGAAGCCAACGGTTCAAGTAGTGGAGATAATGCTCTTAGAACGATCATTCTTGATGAAACAATGGACTACAAAACATTAGAAATAAACACCGATGTTTTGAAGCTTATCAATTCCAATGATTGGAACACAAAACAAATTGCCAAGGCGTTTGGTGTACCGATTGAGCGTTTAGGCGTTGAAAATGAACATTCTAGCACCGTTCAAAGTAATCTCCAGTATATCCAAAGTACGCTGATTCATTACTTTAATGTGTTTGTGAGTGAATTAGATACGAAACTTGAAACCAATATCCGCTTTAATTCCGATCAGTTACTAGAGACTGATCCTGAAACAAAAGTAAAAAATGTATTGGATCAGGTCAAAGGGTCACTTCTCACGATTAATGAGGGGCGGTCGAAAATGGGGCTACCCCCCATGGATGGTGGCGATCGTTTACTAGCAAGTTTGAACTTTACGTATTTAGATACGTTGGAGAAATATCAATTAAAAGAACAGGAAGGAGTTACACCAGTTGAATAATGAAGAAGAAAAGGAAAAACGGCTGACAGAAGAAGCTGAGCTAACAGCCGATTCTCCCAAAGTAGAGAAAGAAAATGAAAAACAACCAACAGACGGCAAAACTATTTCAGGCTATGCGTTGAAATTCGGGCAACCGTCAAAAGATTTAGGCGGCTTTGTAGAAGTGATTACACCCGAAGCATTAAAAGAGGTGGATTTATCAAATGTGTTCTTATTATATGGACACGATTATTCAAAGCCACTAGCTAGTGTCAAAGCAGGTACGTTGAAATTGAATGTCGATGATACAGGATTACATTTTGAAGCAGAGCTAACCGACACGACCTATTCAAATGATGTGTATGAGAATATCTCAAAAGGGGTTGTTGATTCTATGTCCTTTGGGTTCGTGCTTGGATTAGATTCATTCGACAAAAAAGAAGATGGCACAATTGAACGATCAATAGATAAAATCAAAGCACTTAATGAAATTAGTGTCGTGACCGTTCCCGCTTATGATTCATCAAATGTCCAAGTAAATAAGCGTTCTTACGAATCGTTTATGAGTAACAACCAAGCAAAACAAACAAACAATAGCTTAGAATCCACTTCTAAAGCACAAAAGGAGAGTAATAACATGGAAAAAACTTTAATCGATAACGAAAAAACAGAATTGCGTGGGTATGAAGAATATATCCGTTCACAAGGCGAAGTGCGTGATGGAGTCACTACTGTAAATGCAGCGGCAGTTGTTCCCGAAGAAGTAATCGGTGAAGTCTTTGATTTGAAACGTTCAAATTATAACTTAGCTCAATATGCAACAGTAAAAACAGTATCAAATGGACAAGGTAAATATCCAGTAGCAACTAACCAACAAGCAGTGTTAGCAACAAAAGCTGAACTTGCTGAAATTGGTGATATTGACGCTGAAATGTTTACTTCAGTTGATTATAAAGTAGAAACTCGTGCTGGTAAGATTGCCTTATCAAATGAGGTTGTGGAAGATTCAGCAGTGAATATTGTACAAGAGGTCAAAGATCAGTTAGCGAAATTGGTAGAAAACACTGACAATAAGCATATCATGGATTTATTAAAAACATTCACTAAGAAAACGGCTGCTACGTTGGACGATTTGAAACAACTATACAATGTGGCATTAGACCCAGCATTAAATAAAATGGTAATTCTAAACCAAAGCGGATATTACCACCTAGATACATTGAAAGATTCAGATGGACGTTACATTTTACAACCCGATGTGACAGCACCTAGTGGTAAATCATTATTCGGTATGCCAGTAGTATTGATTGCAGATACATTGTTTGCCAATCCTAAAGCTGGAACATTCCCTATGATTATGGGGGATATTGCACAATCTATCTTTGTTGCTCGTAGAAATCAAGTAACGACTCAATGGGAAAAATTCGATTACTACTCACAAGGACTTGCAGTGATCGTTCGCAACGATTATAAGAAAATTGATCAAAATGCTTCAGTGTATATTGAGTTTACGCCAGTTGTAACACCAAAAGTATAGAAAAATATTGGGCGGCGGTTTATCCCACTGCCTTTTTTTCATTAGGAGAGATAAAATGGTAATTTTGGATAGCATAAAAAAAAGTATGCGGATCGATCACACTATTGATGATGACTTTATTCAACAATTGATTGATACAGCAGGCGAATATATAAAAAGTGCTATTGATAGTAGCGCAACGGATAAAGATATGGATAATTATCAGCAATTTGATTTGGCGGTGTCATTACTTACTCAACATTGGTATTTGAACCGTCAAGAAGCCAGCAGCGAACGGATACCAGTAACGGTACAAGCATTAGTACAACAAATGAGAGGTGCTTATTATGCCAATCATTAAGAATGTAAATGAATTGACTGAGAGAGTCAAGTTTAAAAAGACAAAACGGGTAAAAGATGAAGATGGGCAGATGGTGGATAGTGAAGAAACTGTATTTGAATGTTGGGCTAATGTGCGTTCACAAATGCTAAAAGACGTGCTTGCTAGTGTAGGTACCATTCTTGAAGGAACGTTGACGTTTATTATTCGATACGATCAAGATTATGAACTAACAAACGATATGAAAGTAGCTTGGAAAAACAAGAGTTATAAAATTATTTCAATCAATGAAGGAACGGCGTTTAAAGATTATACAACGATCATAGCTAAACAGATTTCTTAGAATGATTACACTTGTAAACGTTGTGGGTATTTAGTATAATTAAGGTAGTAAATGAAGGGTTAGCTGCCTGAATTTTGCAAGACTTAGCTAGTCGAAATCTATTGTTGGACTGAAAATTGTAGGTGTGGTTGCAAACATGCTGGACTAAGAAAGATGATAGATGATGAACGTTCAATTTTAATACAGGCATGCTAGGACTGATTGGATGGTTTTGGCAAGCTGATTGTGTAGAAATCAAAGAACACGTCTGTTGTGGACGTGTTTTTTTTGTTATAATTCAAAAGAGGTGATTTAATGGACAAAGCAGAGTTTACAAATTTTTATTGGAAGTATTATCTACATTTAGAAAATGAGTTTATTAATACCACAGATTTTGTGATGCTCGATGAGAATAATTTCAAAACATTCTCTATTGAATATCAAAAACTACTACTAGCGATTGGTTCGGAGTGTGAGATTATTTTCAAAGAACTTTGCGGATTTGATAGCAGTAGCAATAAAAGCATAACTGATTTTAAAGCTGTTATTAAATCTAGCGAATTAATGTGTTTGGATAATGGTGTTAGGGTTATGAATTCTTTAACATTGACTTCACTAAAACCTTTTGGAGATGGGTGGCCTGAAGATACACCAGATTGGTGGAAAATATATAACAGAGTAAAACATGGTCGTTCTTCAAATTATAAGGAAGCAAATTTGGAAAATGTGTTGTATGCTTTAGCAAGTCTATATTTATTAGAGGAATATTTGCATAAGAAAGTAATACTAGAAGGTGAAGTAGACTTTATAAGTCCAGAGTCAAATCTATTTACGTTATCTTGGGAAAGAAAACATTCGTCGATGCAAAAAGTGACGTTTGAAAAAGTGGATTCAAATTATGTAGCTCCACTCATTGATTTTAAAGAACAAGAAGAAATTTAA